CCATTGAAGAGTGGTGAGAAATATCAGCCTGAAGTAAAAGGTAGCGGACCCTACTTTAGCGGAAGAACGAAAAAAAGACTTCCGGATTTAGATGAGTTAGAAAGCAAATGGGGAACCGCACGCGCGAGGAAGAAAAGGGGGGGATAGATAATGCCAAGACACGGACCACCGGGAGACCCACATGGGACTGGAGCAGGATTTAATGTAGCGGAGGCTGATAATACAAGAGTTGGCAACATGAGAATGGATTTATATAATGAGCCTAATGATGTAATACCTTGGACACTAGAAGATAGTTCATACGATAATATGCTTGGCAAGATGTCTGAGAGATATGGAAGTAGTCGGGAAGATATTGAGAATTTAATGAATAGGATAAGTTTTCACGAATCTAAGGACGTCGCGGACCAGCAGCAGGGTGATGGTGGTCCTGGGAGAGGCTTATTCCAATTTGAACAGACTTATCAATATCCAGAAGGCCACGAGTTAGAAGGTCAATATGGGCAAGCTGGTGGAATGACAGCAAGAAATAGGTTGGCTAACTATTATGAAGATATTTTGAAAGAGGAACCTCCTGATTGGCTTACACAAGAGGATATGAATAATCCTAAAGTTGGATTTGATGCCTCTATTTTAACTCCCGATCAACAGAAAATGATGTTCCTTGCGAATACTAGAATGAATAAAGATAAGGGGGCGAATTTTTCTCCAGCGAATATAAAAAATACAGGAGAATGGTGGAGAAAACATCATTGGGCAGGTGCAGAAAAAGATGCACCCGATAGGCTGGCTTCATTCGCAAGGGATATGTCCGTATATGAGAATCCTATCTAATGTACGAAGTAACAATAAATCATAAGGATAAAGGCCTTACTGCTTATAAGATATATAAGAAGGAAGAGTGTGATGACAAAGAAATTAAATACAAATATTGGAAGGACGCATGCGAAGGCGACTATGCACTCTCTGATGATGGATGGTGTGCTGAGGTTATCAAAAGAAAGGAATATCCCAATAATCACAAGCAAACAACAGTTTATATTAGACTCCCATGGGGATATTTTATGTGGAATCCCAAATATCCAACAATTAAGTTTAATGCGGAGGGGCGCATTACGCCTCATACTATCACTGGGAAACCTTATCTTGAAGCCAATAAAAAATCTGAAAAGATGAGAAATCTTGCAATGTGTTATGCACAGACAATGAATAAAGATTTGGCTATTGATTTAGCTCTCGGGAGCTTGACTCGTATGCAACATGGGTCTTGGAAACGTAAAATGAAAACGGAGGTTTTTAGAGATATGGTTAGAGAAGAATTGGCAAAACTCTTAACTAAACATGGAATGACAGAAGATTATACCCTGGAATTGTTAGCCGATACAATAGAAAACGCAAAGGGGAAGAAAGATATTACCAATCTAATGAGAGCGGTAGAAAATCTTCAGGGAATGCATGGAATGAAAGAACGACAAGTTGTAAAAACTACTCATCAACTTGAGGGCACAGTGACTAGGAAGTTATTAGACCAAATTCACGAAGAAGAACAGAAGTTGAAGGCAACAAAAATCACGGAAGGTGAATATGAGCCACAAAAATTATCGGAGACCAGAGAAAAAGAAGAAGTACAAACCGAAGGAAAAAAAGAAGAAGGTTAAATGGATTACGAAGAAAAATACGAGCGATTACAAGTATTAAAGAAGTTTCGTGAAAATATCGGGCTTTTTGGTAAATTATGCTTTTCTTCGGCACTTAAAAAGCAAACACCTGATTTTCATCACGAGATTTATCGTAATTTAAGGAATAAGAAAAAAGGACGAGTTCTTATTGCTGCTCCTCGTGGTACGGCGAAAAGTACTGTATGTTCCCTTATTTTTCCTCTTTGGAAAATTGCATTTAAAGCTCCTGATGAAGAATTATTCATTGTAATTATATCAGAATCGCAAACACAAAGTATTAATTTCTTGAGTAGGATAAAATACCATCTTGATACATCTCGTGTATTCAGGGAAGCATTTGGGGATTTCAGTGCTAATACTGCAAAGAGATGGACTAATAATGATATTATATTGGCAAATGGCTCTCGAGTAGTAGCAGTAGGTACCGGTCAGCGGGTACGTGGATTTATCGAAGGGGATACTCGTCCTAATCTCATTATTGTTGATGACTTTGAATCAGAGCTGAATGCCTTTACTCCAGAGAGTAGGGTAAAAAACCGTAAGTGGATTACAGAGGCTGTTATCCCATCCCTTAGTGATGATGGGAGGCTTATTATGGTTGGCACAGTAATTTCAGAAGATTGTTTCCTTAATTGGGCTAAGGGAAGTCCAGCGTGGGAAACACTTTGGTATAAGATATGGGATGACGATGAAGAAAGTATATGGCCTGAACGATTTCCAAAAACAAGAATTATTAGCATTAAATCAGAGTATGAGTCTGTGGGGAACCTTAATGGATTTTATCAGGAGTATATGAATATAGCACAGAGCCCGGATAATGCACCGTTTAAGCCAGAATACATAAAAATACATTCATATGATTTTGAGAATATTGATGGTCAAAATTGTTTGGTGAAGGAAAGGGGAGATGAAAAAGAAATTAAACCTGTGGACATCTATGCTGGGGTGGACCCTGCTAGTTCTTTATCTATTAGGGCTGACTATTTTGTTATCGCTATCATCGCTGTTGATAGTGATAATAATAAGTATATCGTTGATATATTCCGCCGTAGATTGGACCCTGCGTACCAGCCTGATAAAATTATCGAGTATTTTGAAAAGTATAGTCCCAAGAAAATGAAAATTGAAACTGTGGCATATCAGGAAGCATTGCGTAGTTCCGTAAAGAAACTTATGCTTGAAAAGAATATATATATTCCCGGCCTAGAGGCTGGCGTGAAACCGCGGACAAGGAAATCAGAGAGATTACTTTCTTTGGTTCCAATGTTAGCTAAGGGTGAGTTTTTCTTCAGGCAACAGGATATTACTGCTCAACAAGAATTTTTGTCATACCCGAAAGGGAAACATGATGATATTCTTGATGCAATTTGGACTGCGCTTGAAAAGTATGTCCCATGTAGATTGGAAACATTGGATGGCAAGAAAAAAAGAAGTACTAAAAGAAGAATTCTTGATTGGATGACTGCGTAGGAGAATATTATGACAAAGGTAATGGCTAAATTAATAATAAGGACAATAAAGACGAAATTGCGAGGAAAACCTACTTCAGAGGCTTCTGAAGCATTTAAAAACATTCTAAAATATTATGGTGGAAGAAAGAAAGCATATAGTACTGCACAAAAGACACTTGGTATAGATACTCCTGTTAGATATACACGATTCGCTCCTGGGGAAGGTGCTGAGAACTATCGAGCTATACAGGGAGCTGGTCTTGGTAGAAGAGCATTGGGTAAAGGTACGAAATGGTAAACCCATCAGAGGTAAGGTAATATGGCAAGTAAAAAAATAGTAGACGACGTTCACGAAATCTGGAAAACGTATTCGCTAAAAAGAGATGTTTGGGCAACGCACGCTCAAGAGGATAGGGAATTTAGAT